CGGTAGTATTTTTGTTGGTGATATGATTAATAGTTCTAGTCAAGTATCAACATCGATGTATGTTAATCGTGAGGTTATGGATACTATAGAAACTACTGTTAATGTAAATATAGATGATATATATGTTAGTAATGCGTTTGTAGATACACCATCTACTATAGTATCTGATGTTGTATTGCCTATTGATATGAACGAGATATATGTTGGTAGTATTTTTGTTGGTGATATGATTAATAGTTCTAGTCAAGTATCAACATCGATGTATGTTAATCGCGTGGAAATGGATACTATAGAAACTACTGTTAATGTAAATATAGATGATATATATGTTAGTAATGCGTTTGTAGATACACCATCTACTATAGTATCTGATGTTGTATTGCCTATTGATATGAACGAGATATGTGTTAGTAATAATGATGATTTGGCGACAGGAAATTATCAATCAACTACAACTGTATTTTTGATATATTCTGATGGTATTACCGAGTCATATGAATCTTATGTTGATAATATAAACAATGTGTTAGTTAACGATGTAATATTTTTCCATATATCTACTATTACATTACCAATAGTTACAGACAGTGTTGGTTTGGTTACTATGGATATTAATCATCCTAAAGTATATAATACGAATGTTATAATTAACAAAGATATGCCATATTTTAGTGGTAGTATTATGTCTTCTGCTGAGGCAAGCATTTATGCAGAGTTTGCTGGCGTGTTGGACACTAATAGAATGATTGAGTTTAATAGTACATTACCAATAGTTACAGACAGTGTTGGTTTGGTTACTATGGATATTAATCACCCTAAAGTATATAATACGGATATTATAATTAACAAAGATATACCATATTTTAGTGGTAGTAGTTGTAATGCTACGATGATATCCTCGATGGCAACCGTAGATTCCGTTATTTTAGGATATATGAAGAGGAATGGTATAGAATTTGTTTATGAAGTTGATGATATAAATATAGAAGAAGTAATACCAACATCTCCAACCACGCCAACAACGGATTTACCAATTCAACGATGGTCATAATAAAGGATTACTATAATGCCCACATTATTAAATAGAGAAGATTTCAAGGAATATTGTTTACGTAAACTTGGGAAAGGTGTAATCACAATTAATGTATCTGACGCTCAAATAGAAGATCGTGTGGATGATGCATTTGAATACTATCGTGATTATCATTATGATGCCGTTGAGAAAGTTTTTATGAAACATATTTTAGTTGAAGATGACTTCACTAATAGATATATACCAATTAATGATACAATTATAGGTGTTAAACGAGTTATACCATTAACACAATTGCATTCTAATAATATGTTTAGTATAGAATATCAAATGAGATTGAATGATGTTTATCATTTAAATCAATTGGATTTAATAACATATAAAATGGCTCACTCACATATGGCTATGATTAATGATTTATTACATACTACTAACAATATAGCTATTAGATATAATAGACATTTAAATAAATTATCATTAGATATGGATTGGAATAAATTGTCTGTCGGTGATGTTATAATTATTGAAGTTTTGAAAATCTTAGACCCGGATACCTATACAGATGTGTGGAATGATAGATGGTTGAAAGAATACGCATCCGCGTTGATAAAACGACAATGGGGTGAAAATATATCCAAATATGAAGGTGTTGAAATGGTTGGTGGTGTCATGTTAAGCGGTGCCAGATTAATAGCAGAATCCACAGAAATGATTAATAAATTACAAGAAGAAATGTCATTGAAGTATGAATTACCTTGTGATTTCATGGTTGGATAAGATATGGCAGTTAATCCTATATTTAATCAAGTAGATATTGTTAATGAACAGAATTTAGTATCTGATGTTGTTTCTGAAGTTATTCAAATACATGGTGTAAACTTTTATTATATAAAACGAGATAGTGTGAATGAAGACACTATTTTTAATGAACGTACATTAGTTGAATTTCGTGATTCATTTTTAATTGAAATGTATATAGAAACTGCCAACGGTTGGTCGGGTGAGGGTGACTTTTTATCTAAATTTGGTTTAGAAATTAAAGATCAATTAATAACACACGTATCTATTGAAAGATTTCAATATGAAACTGGGATGGATCAACCATTAGCTGGAGATTTATTATATTTTCCATTAGCTGATAAGATATTTTCAATAACATTTATTGAAGATGATGTTCCATTTTTTCAATTAGGAAAACAATATATATATAAAATAACTACAGAATTATTTGATTTTTCACATGAAGTTATTGATACTGGATTAGAATTTATTGATGATAATGCCAATATTAATGACAACGTGGTATCAGTTGATTTCACATTAGGTTCTGGTTCTGGTGATTTTATTATAGATGAGATAGTATATCAGGGTGTTGATATAGACACATTAACAGCATCGGGTAAGGTTATATCATGGAATAGTGGTACTAAGGTATTGAAATTAAACGATTTGAATGGTAATTTTATTCAAAATAATAATGTGAAAGGTGATACATCAGAGTCTATATATATGTTAGGTGCGACACATGAATATATATTCAACGAAACAAGTGTGACTGCGGATAATATTATTATAGATGGTAAAGCTGATGAAGTTATAGATTTTTCAGTTAAAAACCCATTTAGTGAGACTTATTAATAGGATATAATATGTTAGGTAATGATGAACAATATAACAGTATAATACGAAATTATGTGATTGCGTTTGGTTCTATTTTCAATGATATAACAATAGTAAGACGCAATTCAGATGATACTATAAAGAAGAGTATTAAAGTACCGTTATCATATGGTCCAAGTGAAAAATTTATGGCATTAATACATGGTGATGATAAAACTATAGAATTACCAAGGATTGCGTTTGAAATAACATCTATGCAATATGATGGTGAACGTAAATTATCTAAAATTTCTGGATATACTCACAAAGAAACCACAACGTCAAAAACATTTATAGAGCATCCAGTACCATATGATATTGACATTGATTTATTTATAATGGTAAAAAATGCGGATGATGGAACTCAAATACTTGAACAAATATTACCGTATTTCACACCAACATTTAATATCCCTATAAAGGAATTAAGTGATGATTCATTGGTACGGGACACACCTTTAGTATTAAATGTTGTTTCATTAGAAGATGATTATGATGGAGATTTTTTCACTAAACGTGCAATTATATGGACTTTAGGATTCACCTTAAAGGGTTATTTGTATGGTAATGCAAAGGAAAAAAAGGTGGTTCGTGGTTCTGGTTCTGGGGTTGGGAATTTAGATTCGGATAATACATCGTATTCCGATCAATCGGTGGCTCCTAAAGACGAGGATCAGTTGTCGTCTGATGATTATGGATTTGCAGAGGATGTTACAAATTATGAATAAAGTGGAAAAGAAGTTGAATGATGTGTTAGGTATAGAACCATCTCATGATATAGTTGAAACTGTCGATACTAATAAAGATATTATACCTTCAGAAAAAAAAGATGAGATTGTTATTAAAGAGAATTATAATAATACCATTAATACTTTAAACAATTTAATTGAAGTTGGAGAAGATTCTATAGCAACATTATTGTCCGTAGCTAAAGAGACGGAACACCCTAGAGCATTTGAAGTGGTTGGTCAATTATTAAAAGTTACTGGTAATCTCAGTAAGGATTTAATAGAATTACAGATGGATATGAAAAGACAAGGTGTAAAAAATAAAAAGGAGATTGTTAATAATAATGTGTTCGTTGGAAATACTGCTGATTTTTTATCATTAATAAAAGAGAAGAAGAAGGATATCGATGGAGATTTATAAGCAGAATCCACGGTTAAAATCCCCAGGCGTTGAAATAGAATGGACTAAAGAACAAACAGAAGAATACATTAGATGTATGGATGATCCAACATATTTTATAAAAAATTATGTTAAAATTATAAATGTAGATAAGGGTCTTGTTCCATTTGAGTTGTACGATTTTCAAGAAAATATGATAAATACTTTCATGGAATCTAGATTCACTATTTGTAAAATGGCAAGACAATCTGGTAAGTCTATAACATGTATAAGTTATTTCCTCCATCAAATATTATTTACTAAAGACATATCTATTGCTGTTTTAGCTAATAAATTATCTACTGCAAGAGAATTATTGAGTAGATTGCAAAGAAGTTATGAAACATTACCACTTTGGTTACAACAGGGTGTTGTTGTATGGAATAGAACTAATATAGAATTAGAAAATGGTAGTAAGGTTCTAGCATCTGCAACTTCTTCTAGTTCTGTACGTGGTAGTTCATTTAATATATTATTTTTAGATGAATTTGCATTTGTTCCTAACGAAATGGCAGAAGATTTCTTTAGATCAGTTTATCCAACAATATCATCTGGTAATAGTAGTAAAGTAATTATAGTATCTACACCATATGGTATGAATCATTTTTATAAATTATGGAATGATTCTATACAAGGTAGAAGCTCATATCAAAATTTAGAGGTGCATTGGTCGGAATTACCTGGTAGAGATTCGACATGGAAACAACTAACAATAAATAATACTTCTGAATTACAATTTCAACAAGAATTTGAGTGTGAATTTTTAGGAAGTTCTAATACCCTAATTAATGGTAGTAAATTGAAATGTTTATCATATTCTACTCCAATTAAGAAGTTATATGATAATAATTTATTAATATATAATGAACCAATTCCAGATCATATATATTGGTTAACGGTTGATGTGTCTAGAGCTAAAGGTGCGGATTATTCTGCATTTTCTATTATAGATGCAACTGAATTGCCATATATTCAAGTTGCAACATATAGATCAAATGAAATACCACCAATGTTATACCCAAATATAATAAAATTTGCAGCAGATTTATATAATGAAGCATATATATTAGTAGAAATTAATGATATAGGACAACAAATATCAGACATATTATATGAAGAAATGGAATATAATAATATGATAATGACTAAAACTGACGCCAGAAAGGGACAGTTTATATCTAATGAATACGGTAAAAAAGTTAATATAGGACTTAGAACAACAAAATCAACTAAAAAGGCAGGTTGTTATAACTTGAAATCATTGATAGAAGAAGATAAATTAATTATAAATGATTTTAATACAATTGATGAATTATGTTCTTTTATTAGTAAGGGATTGAAATACGAAGCAGATAGTGGTCGTAATGACGATTTAGTGGATACTTTAATATTGTTTTCATGGACAACAACTGACCCATATTTCAAAGATTTATCGGATATTGACATTAGAAAGGAAATATATAAAGAACGAATTCAGTATATAGAGGACCAACTGTTACCGTTTGGTTTTATAAATAATACACAACCTAAAGAAATAACAGTAGATAAAAATGGTGATATATGGGGATAGAAATATGAAATATTATAAATATTTATATCTAAGATAAATATCCATTAAT